ACTGGATTATGTTTCGTGATATGTAGTTGACTATTAAAATCATCCACCCAGGCTGGTACTTCCGTATCGGTATATCCATTGGTCCTATTGTACATATAATCAACAGCGGTACGCACATCCCTCCACCTATTATATGAAAAGATATTCTCACAACCAGTGGCTCGTTCCATACTTGATAGTACAACATCATCCAGTCCACCACGTGCCCAGACATAACAATCAGGATCGTTCTTTGATTTTACCCATTCTTTCATGGCACTGTGTCCGGCTTCAAATGGTATATCCCACTCCTTATTTGGAATGAAGGACTTAATCTGTGCATTCTTGCATTGTTTCTTCCACCATGCAATAGTATCTCGGTCAATCTTCCTGTCGAATCGTTTAACTTGGTCACTTACATCAAACTTACAGAAGAATGAGGTGTCTTTTAATTCTTGGTGACTTGGTGTATCTTTCGGATTGAAATATACACACGCCATGGATAGGACAACAGAATTGGATTCTACACCTAGTGTTTCAACATCAAATACAAACATTATGCTTTGTCCTCACGTAGGCGTACAAATCTTGGGTGTCTAAACTTACCATCGGGTGTTAGTTCCATACATTCAACCTCAATAATCTTACCGATAATATCTTTGTAATATAACTCGCGGTGTGCATCAGTAAAACCACCACCAACTTTGCCCATCGGTGTTAGTAATGCACCCATGCGTCCAAGGTTACGACCAGTGCCTTCCTGTACACCAATAACTGGTACATCAAACGTTTCGGTGCCTTTTACTTTATATAATAGTCCTTCCGATTCGATAATCAGTCCCTCAAGTTTTTGTAATTTGGCTACATCAAATAGGTGAGCCACTTCCATTGGTGTAATTGTGTCATATACACCAATAATCAATCTCTTGTCGATGTTAGGACGTAATGAATATATGGCTGATTCAGGCACTGGTGCACCTACCTGTGTCCGAACCATACTAATAGTTTGTTCCCATGTGCCGCCATATATCTCAGCGACTTCAATATCATCAGGTAGTGTTAGATTATATAATGGCTTACCTGCACGGGATACAGGACCATCGGGTGTATTGTGGGCACGAACACCATCAATTTTATATGACACCGTGGCATTGGTCAGAGTTTGACCTTCATACTTTTTAAACTTCATTTTTCACTCCACCCATCAATCCAGGATGATACTTTATTTTCAATAATACTCTTAATCAATTCTTCTGCTATGACCCCAGTACCAGAATCATTCCATTGATATTGTAATGGCTCAATAGCATCAATTTTTTGTTTTGATTTAATCATAGCAATACGAACCTTTATTTCATCAATATCAGGTCGGTCCATATATGTGCCTATATAATATCCTTCGATACTGGATAGTCCACATAGCCTCTCTGTCCCCGAGACATATTTGTAATAGTATTTGTCTCTTGGCTTACTGCGTACATATGCTTGGTACTCATTATAATTACCAGAGACAATATATTTGATTGGCTTGTTCATGTGCTTATTATAGCACAAAAAGAAACCCACCGCAATGGGTGGGTTGAATGTTTACCAGTTAGAAGTCTGCGTGGTCTTGGAAGATTGTAGAATCTTTAACAGTTATCATGTTAATAAAATCTACCGCATCATCTTCTTCGGTGAAGTATCGGACTATCGTTTGTCCGGTATACTTTGATGTGAATAACAATAATATATCTGAGTTCTTATATACAGAGAATTTTATTATCCAACCGTTACGCACAACAGGACTAAAATAACTGGTATTATTTTGTATTTCCTGCATAAGTAAAGCCCTGGCATTCTTCAACGATTTTTCTTGCATTATTCGATACTTCTTCCGCTACTTTGGTTAACCCATGCATATATGTAGCAGATTCGGCACCCAAGAATTTCTCGAAGGCGGAGATAGTTGTTTTGAATGCCTTCTCTTGGGCATCAATCACTGAAAGGGTCAATGATTTTGTTTTTTCGTTTAGTTTAGTGTAGTCCATGGTAATATCCTTTATTGGTAAGCGATTTTCACCGTACTCATTAGTTCTTTAATCTCAGCGATAATATCAATTAGAATTCTCATAGGAAACATCCATTTCTTGTATTATATTGTTTGATAGCATTCTCAACATCCCATTCATTTTGTGGATTACGGGATAGAATGAATTGTTCCAGGTCATACTGGTATGAATTTTTGAATAAGTTTAAAATCTTTTTAAGCATTTAATTATAGCGTTCTCAAAAGGAGCAACGCATACAATTATATATCATCCGTATTAGTAGAAACGCTAATATTCTCTAGACTACAATCTCTAATAACAAAACGCTATTTCATATAGTGAAAACGCATGAACAACTTTAAATAGTGTTTGAATTGTCGTGGGCAATGGTCAGGATCAGGCAATTCATCACCATATACTGCAACCATTCCATTCCAAATATCAGTTAGTTGTTGTTCATTCACAGCCGAGGCTCTTGTGTCTTATCAATTGTGGTGTTTGCAGTCGCATCATGCTCAACAAATTTATATTGAGGAAATGTCCAGAATGGAATTGGCTTCCAGTATTTCACAAACAAGTTATTAACTACCAATACTGCAATACCAACAGCAATAATTCCTAGTGCAATAAACACCGAACAACCAAAAAAGTTTAATGCGCCATCAATTTCCATTTTTAATACCCTGTTCTTTCAACCATTCCTTTTCACCCATATGAGTAGGCAATTTAGGTAATTCATTATCAATAATCTTCTTAATCATCCACAAAGTTTTCTTTTTCTCATACGTATAGAATCCTGTTAAATTTGGATCCTGTGCTTGAATTGTTAATTCCCACACCTTACTTAATATACCTGTATCCATCACTTACTCCATTCTGTAAAATTTGTATTGCCTTGGGCACAAATATATGTCCAGTGCTTATTACACACGATACAATTACATGCGCCACTGATAGTATTACCATCTTTACTAATCAAATTGCCTTGTTTATCATACATTGGTTGATAATACACCATTGTCTTAAACTCTGATCCAAATAAGAATTTACATTCTTTATCACAATCTGTTTGTGGTACTGCTTTTGTTTTCTCCATCACCAGTCCTTTATCATAGATGTTTCTCCTCACCCTCTTTGCGGGAGTATGTAGTATAACACAACAACATACAAAACATCCATGGTGAGATATAGTATACCGAGAATGCCGTGGTAATAATAAGGACCATATTCTTAATCATCAACCATTTAAGTACAGTGGCTTCATTATTTGAAATTTCACTCAATTGTATTCTCCCTTATCATTCTTAACTGCTGGCTTACGGCGTAACATTTGACCGAGTTTGTATAACCATGTCCATTGCCACACATGGTGAAAGCCAATGAACACTCTCAGATATGGCACAAGGAAACCAATAGTCATACTATCTGGTTGAAGATTGATTTCTGCACTAAATGCAAAATGTTCTAGTGTCCAGATTTTGAAAATCAACCAATGTAATGACCAATTGTTGGCATTCCATTCATCACCCTCACGATATTCAAATCGTGGTACCAATGGACATGCATCATTACACCATAATTGGTGTAGAGGATAATTCTCCCACCAAGACTTTTCTCGCTTTGCTACCATATCATTCATATTTTCATCCTCTTAACATTTTCAACGGTGATTGATACTTGCTTCATGGATTCTTAATATCTTTACTTGTGAATCGGGTGCCATATAGCAACGGGCATGAATGTTAACATTTAATGTTAAATGGTCCACTTGTCTGGTGAACTCAATCACATTATTATCAACCATAGCCTGAGCCAATTGCATTGCCATTTTATGTTTGATTTGTTCTTTCGTTAGTACAATCATATCATGCTCCTTAAATATCATTCGCATGGTGAGTAATTGACCACCAATAGCATAGTCTTTCACACTCAAATCAAAATTAGGAACGATTGGATCGTTCTTATAAAGTGGGATAGCCATTAGACAGCAGGAACTTCAACCCATGATCCACTATCACTATTAACAATACGGCGATGCATTGTGCCATCATCCATCAATACAACCAATAATACTTGACCAGTATTTGTGGTACTGGTAGCAATTTGAATTGCTTTTGGCTGCACTTTCTCAACTTTAACTTTAACTTCTTTTTGTTCAACTTTTGGTTCAGTCATTTTTATGTTCCTTTATATCAAATGCTCTTAGTATATCATACACGCCATCGGCGCTCTTTTCAATATGAATCTCTTTCATAAACCCGAGATATTCTATATTAATACCGGTATCATCAATACCGAAACAATCAATCATAATCTCAGGCTCGCCCATATGATGTTTGTACTCATCATCGTAAGTACAATATAGGTCTTCTAATTTCTTAATTAGGTCTACAATTTTCATTTCAAGTAACTTTTGGTGATAGCATGGACGATTCGCAACTTAACAGAATCAATCACATCTTTATCATATGTGGTGTATGTTATTTTTTTGGTGTCAGCGTCCATAACAATGTTTATCACATCACTTAGAATCTTTTCTGCGAATAATTCAATTGCCTTGCTATCAAAACTATCGGGTGTGCCATCACATAATAGTCCTGATTCATATGCAAAGGTATCAATCTTATTCATTCCATAGATATAATTCATTTTGTAATTCTCACATTCTTACCAAATATGCCACTGGATAATAGAATAGTTGCAAGCCAAGTCTCAAAAGTATAATCAATATTCAGCAACGGAAACAATGTGTTCAACGACCAGATTGTAACGAACGGCAAGAATACAACAAGTACAACAATAAAAATCAAAGCTAAAAAATATTTCATAACAACTCCGTATATAAAAAAGGATGACTAATTATAAGTCATCCTGATCCACTTGTCAAGCAATAACTACATTATTACCATTAGTGTTGTGGAAACACTTGGTCCCATGAACCAGACAATGCACCTTTGGCATAATCTGTAGCACGGTTCTCAAAGAAGTTTGTGTGAGTTGGTGCGTTAATCATCTCCTCTACCCATGGCAGTGGATTACGTTTAACTTTAAATATACCCTTCATGCCCAAGCCAATCAAACGGCGATCGGCAATGTATCTAATATACTTCTTAACCTCTTCACTTGTCAACCCTTCCATTGCATTAATACCAAATGCTAGGTCAATGAATTTATCTTCCAATTCTACCATGCGCTCGGCAATAGTATAGATGGATGATTTTAATTCATCATTCCAGATTTCTTGGTTCTCTGCAATATAAGTCTTAAACAACTTCATCATGTTCTCGGCATGCATTGTTTCATCAACAATCGACCAAGTAACAATCTGTCCCATGCCTCTCATCTTACCTGTGCGTGGGAAGTTCAATAACATAATGAATGAACTAAACAATTGCATACCCTCAGTGAATGCTGAGAACACGGCAATATGTCGTGCGGTGTTTTCTTTAGTGCCATTCTTACCTGATATGTCCATTACATAATCGTGCTTGTCCTTCATCTCCTGATATGCCATGAATTCATTATACATTGTATCTGGCAGTCCAAGAGTTTCAATCAAGTGACTATAAGCGGCCACATGTAATGCTTCACGTGCGGCGAAACCTAATAACATCATTCGCACTTCTGGTTGAGGGAAGTATGGTAGATAGTTATTAACATAACCACCAGCTACGTCAATATCACCTTGTGTGAAGAAACGGAAGATATGTGTTAGGAATTGTTTCTCTTCATCGGTTAGCTTTTTCTTCCAGTCTTTCACATCTTCAAGCATAGGCACTTCGGTGTGCAACCAGTGGGACTGTTCATGCTTTAACCATGCATCGTATGCCCATGGATAGTTGAATGGCTTAAATGAACTACGTTCGTCCGTTAATCTGCTAGTTGGACTCTTTTTAACCATGAATGAATTCCTCAATCTTATCTGCCATCAATACACCAGACTTGCGACCAACTTCAACACCATCTTTCAATAGTACAATTGTTGGTACACCACGAATGCCATATTTTTTTGCATCATCCAAGTTTTCATCAATGTCAATCTCTTTTAGTTCAACATCTTTAAAATCAACATGTTTCATATTACCTGCCAGTGATTTACATGGCTGGCACCATGTTGCTGAGAATTTTAATAATTGTTTCATTTTATTCCTTATTCGTAATCTTTTTTTAGATCAGGATCAATTAATTGACCTTTCATCAAATACAATGGTGCTTTTCTGTAAATCATAAAGTCATGAAACGGATCGGTCAAAATCTTGATACACCAAACATAAGCAGTTTTGAAACTTTGTTTGATTGTTAATTGTGCCATTCTAAACAGAATTGCACCAACACCTAACCACAACCAACAAATACCAACACGATTCAAAAATGTCTCTGTGTTTTGTTCTGGTACAAGATAATTCATAAACTCCAAATCAAATACGGCAAGAATAGGTACTGCTACGAATAGTGCCATTAGCACACGTTTACGATTTAGATTATACCCAATCTTAATTTCTTCTTTATATTCTTGTGTTGCACTATTATATGTGTCATAGTCTTTTGGTTCAAAAAAGAAATGACCTGCTTGTCTACTCATCATAGCAACCAACCATCCAATATATGCTGATACCACAGGATCAATAAACAAATAAATGTATGCAATCATAAAACTGATTGACGACAAAAAATGTAACGATTGGTTGATGCGACTGTGATGATAGTACCTGTGGTCATCCCATCGTTGTACCCTTAGTGTTTCCATAGTTTCTTTAAACATAATATTATCCTTCACACGCTAGACATTCGTTACCTTGAGCAATAGCACTCATATCTAATTCTTTAATTACTTCACGCTCAATTCGCTTTGATACTTTGTCAGCCTTTGCCAACTTTTCACTACGGCAATAGTACAATGTTTTCAAGCCTTTCTTCCATGCCAAGAAGTGACATGCATGTAAATACTTGATGTTTACATCTGGTCGGAAAAATAGATTCAATGACTGTGCTTGGTCAATATATTTCTGACGATCGGCAGCATGTTCAACAACCCAACGTTGGTCAATTTCCATGCCAGTTTTAAATACTTCTTTCTCGTCATCGGTGAGAATGTTTAAGTGTTGGCATGAACCATCATTGGCAATAATAGTGGACCAAACATCAGACAATTCATCCTCTGTTAAGTTCTTTGTGCGCAACACAGCATCAAGCCATTTGTTCTTATTCAAAAAAGAACCACTAAGCGTATCTTGTCTGTAAGCATTAGCACGATAAGGCTCAATAGAAGGACTGGTGTTACCCATAAGAATAGACGAACTAGCATTCGGAGCAATAGCCATAACATGAGCAAACCTGCGCCCAGTACCAGCGCAATCCTCTGGAGAACCCCTCTCAGAGCCAAGTTCGAGATTAGCTTCATCTAATTTACCTCTTATGTGTTTAAACATTTTGTTGTTTAGTGATTTAGCAATAGCACTTTCGAATGGTACAACATTCTTTTGTAAGTATGCATGAAATCCTAATGCTCCAATACCAATACTTCTTTCACGAATAGCAGAATAAACAGCACGTGAAATTGCAGATGGAGCATTCTCAATGAAGTATTGTAACACATTATCCAACATCTCTGCCATATCTTTTAGAAATAATGGATCATTTTTCCATTCATCAAAATACTCCAAATTAACTGACGACAAGCAACACACAGCAGTGCGGTCTTTGTTTGTTGGTAGAATAATTTCTGAACACAAATTAGATTGATTAATCTTCAAGCCAAGTTTCTTTTGGAATTCTGGCATGGCACGATTACTTGTATCAATGAAGTGAATGTATGGTTCACCAGTAAGCATACGCATTTCTAGAATTTGTTGCCATAATAGTTTAGCTGATATTGTATCACGCACTTCACCGGAAGATGGATCCTTGAATTCCCATGTATCATCAAATTGTGGATCAAGCATAGACTTTTCAATTAACTGCATGAAGTTATCTGTGATGTTGATACCATGATGTAAGTTCAAGCAACGCATATTGGGATCACCAGTTGGCTTTCTCATTTCCAAAAAGATAGGCACATCTGGGTGAGATATATCAAGATAAGCGGCGTAAGAACCACGGCGAGTACGACCCTGGCGATATGCGAGGCTTGACGCATCATAGGTACGCAAGTGAGGCATAATACCAGTGGACTTATCATCAGCAGAACGAATACCCAATCCAATTCCAATGCCGCCTCCTAACATGCTTAGCCAGTTAACTTCTGCCAAACAATCAACCAAACCTTCTGCACTATCGTGTAGATATGGTAGAAAACAGCTAATAGGCAAACCCCTACGTGACCTGCCAAAAGACAAGATAGGAGTAGAATATGAAAGCCAATGTTTACTAGAGTATTCGTAAAGCCTTTGTTTATGTTCGGCATTAGATCCGAAGGCATCAGAAACGAATGCAAATCTCTCTTGTGGTGATTGTTCTTCATCTTTCATGTAACTTTCTTTTAATCGTTTTACACCAAGTTCATCAAACAATTCATCACGTTTATAGTCTACCTTAATACCATGGACAATATCCATATCTTTTACTCCATTTATTATTATTTTTGTACAAATTCGGTTGACAGAGGAAATACCTCTGCAATCACCTGTGCAATAGCCTGTGCAATTTCTCTATGTTCTTTCTGTGTGCTAATATCGCTCCGGACATCTATGTAGTGAATCCAAGAACGCAGACTGCCATTCATATACATGCGACTGACTGTGTTGCCTTCCGGTAATACAGCACGGGCTTGTTCTTTTGCAATACCATGGTCAACTGCCCAGGAATATGCTTCCTTAGACGCCTCAATAACTTTAAGTTGCATCTGTTCCCACTGTGTTGCCAATCTACGGTCATCATCATTACGCATATCCAATTCTACGCTATTCTGACGATTCTTTGTATCTTGCATTCGTGCTTCACGTGTAACAAAATCCAAATCTTTAGTTGGATCAGCATAACGTTGACTAAACTCCTGAAAACTAAACGAACGATGGCGCAAGATTTGTCGTGCGATATCACGTGTTGTTTCCACCTCCACACATGCTGACACCATTTCAAGAGGTGACCAATGTTTATTATTAATCAAATATTTGATTAACTTTTCACTTGTCTGTGTGTTGAATTGGTTGCTAGGATTTGATACTCTTGCACAAAATGCGATGAGTTCCTGCATGTCATATAAACCTTCACTAGCAATCTGCCGAGAGGGTTTGCTATAACTAATTAATTTCACTTTCATACTATACTTTCTTCCAAAAAACAAATTTCGCTTGTGCTTCTAAGCCATTTACTGTATTCTTACTTATAATCTTTTCAATTTCATCAGGTGAGATACCGTTCATCACCATTTCATTAATATCTTTGCCTGGCATCACATCAGGCCAAATAACGATATTATGTCCTAATTTGATAGCATCCTGCATTAACTTGACAATCTCTTTATTTCGAGGCTCATTGTCAAAAATTAATATTTTTTCTTTTGCTTCAAAATATTTTGCAGTCACATGTATACTTGAATCACCAGAGGCTAGGCAGTTATTTAGAAACAATGAATCAATCGGTCCTTCAACAATCTTAACTGGCTTTGTGAAGTCAATACGATCTAAACCGTATATCAATTTATTCGGACTATCATTGGTCTTGATTGTAACATACCTGAGTTTATTATCTGCGGTAGTTAACGCACGGCCAGACACTCCTGCTAATGAATTCCATTCATCATAGAATGGGATTACAAGTCTGGCATCAGGTGTGATATCTTTACCGTGATTTGGATATACTTCGTCACAATACTTCTCATAGTTTGAAGTAAAATATAGTTTGTTGAATAGTTCTTTTGGAACTAGGCGCTTCTCTAGGTATGTACGACAGAAGTGTCCTGCTGGTAACATATCGCACCGTTCTGCGGTGGTATATGTTGCAGTTTCTAGTTTACCAAAGCGTGGTGCTGGTATGTCAAACGTTTTGATTTCGTTTGCTTTGGAAACAATTTCACCAGACTTATATCTTTCCATGATGTACTCACGGTGAAGATTATTGTCCATGTGTTTGATAAGATTACCCACAGATATACCAGCACCACAGTTATGGCACTTGTATAATAGGTCATTCTTTTTTCGGAAGACATAGCCACGCATCTTGTTTTTGTTCTTTTGTGAATCGCCACAGAGTGGACAACGCACATTGAACAAATAATCAGACTTGCGCTGAAATTTCTCGAAACGTGAGGATAGGATAAGGAGATATTTAAGATCGACAGGAAGGCTCATAGAGGTTCATTATATATGAACCCCTATGATTTGTCAACCAAATAATTTGGAAATAAACTCTAATTTGACGTTTGATATCAACCATGCAACGGTAATGATGCCACCTGCTGCCATCCATTTCCATTCAAGAATCTTACTAATTTGGTCATCTTCGACTTTATTGTGTCGAGCAATATCATCACGCAGACACCTAATCTCTTCCATAATTCTACGCTCAGTTAAATCCAACTTGTCTGTTAAATTTCTATCAACTGTGGTAATGCGTGAATGGATTTCTTTGATATCTGCTATCGTTTCTTGCTTTTTGATGTTCATATCATCGTAAATGTTATTAGTATTATTCTCTTGCTTTTCCATCAATTTCTCAATGACTTTATCCATTTTATCACAAAGTAGTGTCAATGTCGTGACTTGAGTTTTCAAAACACCAACATCTACCTTCATTGCAACAATTTCTGATTCGGATACCATCTTATTTCTTTTCGGGTACCGCATGACCGTCAAGTTTCTTGTGAACTTTCATTGTC